AAACCCTTCACCTTGCGTATTAAATTCAGTTGAAGAACCTGAAAAACCATCCTTCCAAATCTCTATGTTCCAATCAGAACCTTTTTCCCCTTTTATATTGGAGTGTCTAAGTTTATTAAATGCCATAATTATCTTCTCGCTTTTCTTCTATTAGCTCTATCGAACACTATCAATAAATCATCGCCCGAAATCGTTACGTTTGGAATAAAGGTAGTGCTACCACCACCAAATCCTCCGTTTGGTATAATCGTACCTGATTGACTCGGCACGAACAACTCTGGACCTTGTTCTCCAACTAAACTAACTTTACCTACTGGTGGACTACCTCCATTAGCAAAAGCACCACCAATAAGGTTTTTAAATGTGTTACCAAATGCAGACCCTCCAGCAAAAGCTACGCTACCCAATCCTGTAAGAGATAATAACCCTGCTAATATAGCTGTTTGAAGTATCATTTTACCTATTCCTATTAGGAAATCTTTAACGAAACTACCGAATTTTTCACCAAAAGTAAGAGTATCTTCAATCATAACTCCGTTAACCTCTATAAATCTAACTTGCTTGTCAAATATGTCAACAAACCCTTGTGAAAAAGTAGCCATTAAATTTGCAGCAGCACCTTCTAAAGCTTCTGTTTGTGCTATAAGATAATCTGACTCAGCAGCCCAATCAATAAGTGATTTAGAAAACCCTGTTTCTGGTCCTGTAGGTGTTACTTTTTTGCTTTTCTTTTTAGGAACTACAACAGAACCAACAGTATTTAAAGATATACCTAATTCAGTAGCTAAATCAGCCATTTCCTTGTTAATAGCTTTTAACTCTGTTTTTGTTGTTTCTAATAAAAATGTAGCTCCTTTAAGTTTTACTAAAGTAGTTCCTATCCCTAGTAAATCAGTACCAGCACCTTTTCCATCACCACCACCCTTTCTTATAGTACCTAATTCTATACCTAATTCCTCAACCTTTGCCTTAATTGCTTCGAGTTGTTTTACTGGAGTAAGATTGTTTAAATCAACTGAACCACCTAAAAATTTATCATTATATTCACTAGCTAATTTATTTACTTCTATTAATAATCTCTTTTGGTTTTTAGTAGCATCAACTACAGTATTTAACTTTTTAGTCAATTTCTCTTCTGTTCGTTTCAATACGATTCTTTGGAGTAGTTGCTCGTTATATTTTGATGCAGCCGTAGCTAAATCATCGTTTGATATTTTTTCAGCATCTAGATTACTTAAATAACCAGGGTATTTATCTTGTATATCCTTAATTATACCTAACCTTAACTCAGACCCTTCTGCTGCAGATGTAGCTGCTTGTGTTAATGTAGCTAATTCTTTACTTTCATTTTCTAAAGCTTTAGAAGATTTAACTGAACTAGATTCTAATGCTACAAAAGCAGTACCTAATAGTAATAACGCTCCAGTAATAGGGTTTAGTAAAGACAATAAAGCACCTATAGCAATTAATACTGGACCTAATACGATTAAAAACCCTCCAACTTTTAAAATTAAATTTTTAGTATCGTCATTTAAATTCTTGAAAGCGTTAGCCCATTCAGTTACTTTTTCTATAATAGGTATTATAGCTTCGTAAATTAAAGCACCCATCTCTATCTTTAAACCCTCTATAGCAGAGTTCATTATAGCTACCTTTGCTTTAGCTCTTGAACCCATTAACTTAGTCATAACATCTAAACGAGTAGTGTTAGTCTTATATTCCTGAGTTAATTCAGCTACTTTATTTTTATTCTTTGCTAATATAAGTAATTGACCACCAGAAGTAAGTCCAGCAATTTTCATCGCTTTTTCTAAACCTAACTCGCCTTGTGTGGCTAAGTCTAATACTTCTGTAAAATCCTTTCCTTCCTTGTGTAACTTAGAGAATATCTTACGAAGTCCTGTACCTGCTTTAGAAGCTTTAATACCATTATCCATAAGAACACCCATCATAGCAGCTAATTCTTCTATATCTACACCTACAGCACTAGCGGAAGCTCCTGCGTGACCGAAAGCTGTTGCAAACGTATTAAGCTGTAAAGATGAATTGGCAGCAGCAGAAGCTAGCGTATTAGCTATTGATGCAGTATCGGAAGCTTCCATCCCAAAAGTTTTTATAGAAGCACCTACAACTTCCGCAGCTAGAGACAAATCCTCTCCTGTTGCTAAAGCTAAGTCTAATATAGATTTCTCCATATTTTGAATAGAAGTAGCATCAAATCCTTTTCGCCCTAAAACTAATTGTAGATTAGATATTTGTTGAGCAGTAAATTCAGTAGTCGAACCGAGTCGTTTTGCTTCATCAGTAAGCATTTTGAAGTCAGCTTTAGAACTCTGAGTAACTGCTTGAACTTTCATCATTCCATCCTCAAAATTAGAGAACGCATCGAAAGCTGATTTACCTAAAGCGGTTAAAGGTGCTGTAATACCAAACGACATCATTGAACCCATTCGAGCCGCACCCGAAGCGAATTTAGCTAACGACTTATTGGCTTTACCTAAACCTAATTCTAATCCTTTTATATTAGCTGCTATAATTATTGATAGACTCTTTACTGAACCCATAATTTAACCTTTCTTTTTAAGTAGTATTCTTTTGTGTCGAGCTACATCTTTAGCTATTTGCTCTGGTGTAGCTATAGTGATATTTTTCTTAGACCTTTCATTATCCCAAGGGAGAGGTAGTACTTCTGTAGGTTTTAGCTGTTTCTTAGAGTGAGGAGCTAAACAAGCGTGTATAATTAGTCTAGTTCGTTCCCATTCGTTTCTATTTAGCTGAGTTTTAATGGATTGGCGACCTTTCAGTTTGTTGTTAAAAGAACGAGGAGTTAGCCCATATAATTCATCATAAGCTAACTCCATTTGTCCTAATCCTATTTCTTCAAGTTTATCCCAGTTTATATCTCCATCATCCGAATCTACTTCCTCTCCCTCGACTACTTTCCCTCGCTCTGAGGTTGGTCGAGTTGGAACGCTTCGAATATTTCGTTTACCTTCGAGAAATCCTCGTTGTCAATCCAATTCTCAATGTCTACTATTTTATAAGCAAACTTATCACCAGCTTTCTTCGCTCCGTGCTTTAATCCGTAATAAGCGATTATACCGATGTGGTCTATCTCCGTTCCTAATTGATTCAAGTCTTTTAACTTTAAACCGCACTTGTTACAAATATCTTTTAAACATAAGTAACTAAATCTAACTGGTCTGAATTGACCGCCTAATTCTACCTTATTCATATCGTCCTACCTTTTTGAATTGTTGTTGTTAATGTTATGCTATTACTTGTTCTAATATTCCTGTACCTGTAAGAGATAAAGAAAATGTAGCGTTTTCTTCTACACCTGCATCAGCAGAAATACTTGTAACAAAAACTTGTCCTGTGTAGGTGTTAGTCCCTACAGTAAAGACCGCAGTTGTTGTTACAGTAGAATCTGAGGCTGTAAGTATAGTAAAGCAATCTGCCATTGAAACATTTGTTTCTGCAATGTCTATAAAGGCATCTCCACTCATTTCCCAAGACATTAATCCCGCTAAATTTTCTTGCCATCCACTCGAAGCTTTTGACGTTTTATCTCTTAAATCTCTACTAATAGAGAACGATGCAGATGTAGCGTGAGCCATTATTGCTCCATCTACAGATAGAGTTACTTGTGATGCGTTTTGAACTGCCATTTTATGTTAATTTTTAGTTATTAAACAATTGAATATTACGTTTTTATAAAACTTCTCAGCCGATTTAAAGTATTCGTCATCGAGCGTCTCGAATCGGAATTTGGCTACATAAGTAACACCATCCTCTGTGTACGTTCTTTCAGTTAAGTCTATGGCTTTTATAACCTCCTTAGCTTGACTGTATGTTGTAAAGTAGTCTCCAGAAAAACAAGCGATTCGAATTGATACATCGCACGAGTTTAATGAACTACCTTTTGATAAAAAATTACTAACATTCATTATTTCGAATGTAGTTGCTGGATATGAAATTCCTTGTGGTATAATTACAGGAAATACTTTATTAATTCCGTTGTAACCTTTAAATCCACTAGAACTATTCAGTATTAAAACTATTTCTTTTCCTATTTCTTGAAACATACCTTTTTAAAATCCAGCTTGTTTAATCATTCTGTCTAGCATTTTACTTAAATCCCTTTGAGCTGTTGCAATTATATCAGAACCTTTTTGGTCTACTACTTCTTTGTAAAAGTCTTTCTGAGGTTTAACTCGTCCGACTGATTTACCGCTTTTGTGAAATCTTTCCTTAGTCCCTTCAATCAACATCGCAGGTAAGTTTCTACTCTTTTCAGGAGTTCCACCATCACCATCAGCAACCCAAGTAGGGTTAATGTGTTTTAATCGAGTACCTACGAATAAACCAGGTTCTTTAGATTTTCTAGCGGTTATTATACCTATCGAATCTGCAATGGATTTACCTACACTTTTAGTCTTAGTAGAAGCATCGTATCTTTGTCCTGGTATTTTATTCTTAGTTCTATATTTATATTTACCCTTCAAAGCTCTTACTGCTTTCTGAGCAGCAGGTCGTAACGCTTTGTTTATAAGCGACCTAGTTTCTTTGGGAGATTTACCTATCTTACTTAAAGCTCGTTTAACTTCTTCTAAACCCTTAATCTCTATCTTGTGATTAGGTATTTTAGGTTCTTTAGATTTAAACATTTAGTTTAACTTTAAATTGGTGACTCAGTCGGTAAATCTTGTTTTACAAATATCTCAATGAACTCTTTTCTTGGGTCTATTACATACCCTATAATGTCGTATGTTTCGCCCGAACTTACTTCCTCTAAAATCCAATTAGACTTTATTGAAGCTGTTTCAGATGAATATCTAATAGTGTAAACAAATCTCGAATAAGATTGAAGTTCTTTTCCTTCAAACTTCTCCTTAACGTCTCTAAGCGACTTTACATTCTTGTTGGCCCAAACTGTTGTATGAGTAGTGTAACTAACATTAACACCTCCAAAAGAGTCTTGAGCTGAATTTAAAGACTTTAACTCAATTCTTTGATTAAACTCCCCAGCCATTACTTTACTTATAAACGCAGCCATCTAGTAGTAGCATTTATAAGGCTGTAATAGTATCTCAGATGTCATAGGGAAAGTTCGTTTCCTATCCTCTCTGAAATAGTACATATCAGCCACAATTAATTTAATCGCTTGTTTAATCGCTTCAGGTATATCTGTAGCGGAAGACCCCATTCCTGTAGAAAACTTAAACCAAAATGTATTTAATGCATTAGGCTTTAGTGTAACCGAAACAAAGTCTGAGCTTAAATAAGCTATAGATGGATTATTATGAGCGTTAAGATAAGATTCAGTAGATGATTGAGCGCCTCCATTAGCATCGAGCCAATTTACTGGTTTAGTCGCATCTAATACTGAGTCTGGAAATAATAAAGATGCTTCTGAAGTTTGCTCGTTAAAATACAAATGATAAGAGTGTCTTAAAAAGTGTCGATTACAGAAGTTTTCAGCCATTTCAGTAGCGGCATCTATATATAAGCCAAGTAAAGTATCTTCGTCCGATGTATCTATTCTAAGATGTGATTTCATATCGTCTACAGATACAACCTTTGTAGTTATATCAGTAGCTAATACTAAGTCGCCTTGTAAATTTGGATTGAGATACATAAATTGGTTTAATAGTGAGGTAATAAATGGGAAGGCTCTATGTTTCAAGAACCCTCCCTTATATTAATTATTTACTAAGCTAGTAAAGAAGTTGCTTTAACGAACGCACCTGGTTGAGATAATCCCCAGTCAATGTATTGGTTAATTACTAACTTAACTTCACCGTGACCTGCTCTCGTGTAAGGGTCAACTGTAATATCTAAACCTCCGAACATTCCGATAAATAATTTAGAGAAATCTCCGAAGATAAAATCAGCTGATACAGTAGTATCACTTGAACATCCAGTAGTGTAGTAAGTTGGATAACCGTTAACTAAATTACCTTGAGAACCTACAGTTACAGCAGCAACTTGAGCAGAACGCTTAAGGTCTTTCATTAATTTTGGGTTAGCTACATAAGCTAAGTTACCAGAAAGAGCTTCGTTTTGAGCTAATTCAGCTTCAGCTAAACCGAAATCATCAAAGATAGATGCGTTGGCTGTGTAAGCATTCTCAGTAATTGTTTTCACATTAGTTGTTCCACCAATAGAATCTGGAGCTCCACCACCAACATTTGCAGTAGAGAAAATAGCTACATCAATTGCGTGACCAGTTGCACGACCTAAATCTTGAACTACAGCAGCTTGAACACCTTGACCGTTTTGCATCAATAATTGCTTAGAGATATTTACCCTAGAAGTAATTCTAACAGGAGATAAATCTAATTTACCAAAAAAAGCACCACCATCAGCGGCTTCAGCTCCTTCAGCAGCCCAAGCTACAGATTGCTTAGATGTAATAGGTAAACGAGTATCGGCAGTAAGTCCAGTAAGAATATTTGCACCTACACGATTGAATACAGACGCTTCTCTTAAAGCTTCTTGGAATCCCAATACTTGAACAGGAGCAATAGCAGAGTTTGCTTGGTCAATTACAGTACGTTGCTCTAGTAACCTAGATGGAATACCTACACCTTCAATAACTCGACCTGTTGCACGAGCTTCAGCTACAGCCTCATCGTGAAGTTCTTTTTCAAGACCATCTAATGTACCATCCATTAAGCCTTTAATCGCTTTAAATAGAGAATAACCTCTAACTTCTTTTCCTTCTTTCACTACTACTTCTTTTTTAGGTTTAAGTGCCATTTCAGCATTTAAAGACTCTTGACGTTCAACCGTTTCAATGTCTTTCTTTAATTTATCAATAAGAGTCATTTTCCCATCGTAAGAAACTTGTTCAGCTTCGGTAAAATCTCTCGATTCTGTTTTACACAATTCTAACATTACGTTAGCGTCTGAAATGCTTGATGCACGTTCTTGACGTAATTCTACAGAGTTCTTCATTTCGTTTAAAGTTTACTTTTTAATTTTAATTCGTTATGTAAGTGATTGATTTTTCTAAGTGTATCAGCACTATCGCTTTTTGCCCTTGCTTCTAATTCACTAGAATCGACTTTCATCTTATCTATTGACCTTAAAGCTACTTTAGTATCGGAATAAGCCCCAGTACCAACTATTGAAACATCGTATAATCTTCCGATTTTAGTAATGTTTCGTTTATATACATCACCTTCCTCTACCCAATTATCTTCCTCTACCGTAAAAGCAAATGAAGATTCATAAAGTAGACCTCTACGCATCAATTCTGCGACATCTCGACCTGTAGAAGTGTTAGGTAATGTACCATCGTATTTTAAACCTCGTTCGTCAATCGAAAGTTTTAACGTACCACCTTGATTTCTATCCAAAATAGCATTTGTATCGTGATTGTAAGTTAAGATTACATTATCTTCTAAACGTCCATCTAAAGCTCCTCGTGAAATAGTTTCCCTAAATCCTAAATCTCTACTTTCGTGTTCAAATAATGAAGCGTAACCACTTACTTTAATCTCATCTGTAGATTCATCCATTCTAACTTCGCAGTTTTGTGAATAAACCCTAATTTCTTTATCTTTATTTTTCATCGTTCTCGTTTTTGTTTTCGTTTAGGTCTTGTCGTGAATTAGCCTCTCCTAATCGGTCGATTGGCATCATATTAGATTGCATATAATATTCCTCAGATGCTCCGCCAATACTATTCAAGTCCTCTAGTTTACGAACCTCATCAGGTGACATAACACCGATATTAACTAAGGTTCTATAATAATCAGCACGAGCCTTAGAATCTCCTCTAAGTATAGCTGTTAGATTGAATTTGAAGTATTCTTTTCCTCTCTTGTTAAAAGGTACAAGCTTAGAATTTAATTCCGATTCGATACGTTTAATCCAAGGGGTAATAGTGTGAACGACAAAATCAATTTGTTGAGCTTCGATATTACTGTATGTAGCATTGGATAAGTCGTTTACGAGGTGGTTCGGTACTCTGAATATACGGCAAA